TATTTTTCGTATATTTGTGTATTATAAACTTTAAATAAATTAAAATTAGATTCGTTATGAACAAAAGCAAATTCGATGGTTTCGTAAATCGTTACAACTTAGGTGGTGAGATTGAATCCGTTATGGTAAAATCAACTGATGACAACTTATCAGTAAGAATGATTTCAGATGACAAAACCTTATTAGGTGATGTTACAGTAGTTGGTGGTGAATTCCCAAATGGTGAGTTTGGTATTTACACTACATCTCAATTGAAAGGATTATTGAGTGTATTAGATGAATCAATCGCAGTAGAAGAAGTTACCGGCGCATTGAAGTTTTCTGATAAGAAAACAAAGGTACAATATATGTTAGCAGCACCATCGGTGATTCCTGCAGTACCTGATTTAAAAGCATTACCTCCATTCGATACGGAAGTAAGTTTAGATGATGACTTTGTAAATAAGTTTATCAAATCAAAAGGTGTATTATCTGATTCAGATACATTCACATTTACGGTTAAGGGTGGTAAGGCTGAAATTATCTTAGGATATTCTTCAATCAACTCAAACCGAATTTCAATTGCAGTAGAAGCAACTGCTAAAGAAGATATCGAACCAATTGCATTTTCTGCAAAGTATTTGAAAGCTATCTTAATGGCTAACAAAGGTTCTAAATCATCTTCATTGAAAATCTCATCTAAAGGATTATCGCATGTAGCATTCGTAGATGGTGATTACACTTCAAACTACTACTTAGTAGAAATTAAATAATTATTATGAGCTTTTGGGATACTGAACCACAAAAACCTGTCTTTGACTTTGAATCCGAAAAAGCAAAGTTAATAGAAAATATGGACTACCTTATGACAATGTCTGTGCAAGAACAAACATTGTATAAGAAGTGGGTAGAATTGCAAGAACCTACAATGATTCAAGCAAAAGCCCAAATAGCATCGTATTATGACTCTCAATGGAAACCAACTGATATCAACAATAAGGAGCTAACGATAAAAGAAATTGAATCGTTAGACCCTTACGTTGAGATTGTTGATGACCCGAAGGAATCTACTAAATGGGCAGCGGTAAGACGTATGATTCACACAATGGATTTTACAGCAAACCCTGGCCGTAATGTAAAGATTAATGTAAAGGATAGAGTGAGTGGAAAACTATTAGGACAGATTTCATTAGCATCCGATGTAACCGCTATGGGAGTTAGAGATAACTTCATTGGTTGGACTAAGGATAATAAGTTTGTTGATGGTAAGTTAAATAACACTACTATCGCTTCTACTATTGTATGTACTCAACCATTAGGTTATAACTTCTTAGGTGGTAAGTTAATCGCTATGATGACAACTACACCCGAAGTTAGAGCATATTGGAAAGAGAAATATAAGAACGTATTGATTGCAGTAGGTACAACATCTTTGTATGGTATTCACTCTCAATATAATGGTATTCCTTTGTTTAAAACATTAGGAGAATCCGCTGGTAAGATTAGTTTAAAGCCAGATGATAAATTCTATGACCCGTGGCATCAATGGATTAAAGAAAATCATGCTGATTGGTACGCTGAAAATATTACCGAAGAAAGAGCTCGTAATGGTGCTAATATGGGGTATGATAGAAACGGACCTGTTAGTGGTATCAAACAAAAGATATTGGGTAAGATATTCAAAGAGTGTGGTATTAAGGCAACTGAATATCATCACGGATTTAAAAGAGGTGTGTACTTCGCTATGATGTATGAGAATGGAAATGAATTCCTTCGTAACGAAATTACCGAAGATAAACTAATCATCAAAGATAAGTTTAAGCAAGGTACTGAATACATTAACAAATGGTGGAAGAAACATGCAATCAGTAGATATACAAAACTACATGATGAAGGAAGAATTAAACCCGAACACTTATTCTACATAGATGCTATTGGAATTAGTTGGGAAGAAATGAAAGCAAAATACCTATCAGAAGTAGGAAGATAAAAAATAAAATTATGGCAAAAACTAAAAAAACAAAAAAAGTAGAAGAAGTGATTGATGATACTCAATTACAACCACTTGGGCAAATTACACTCTCACAAGAAAAATTAGAACATTGCGAATGGTGTTTTCAATTTGATGGAGATGAACCACAAATATTTGCTTGGACTGGTGAAAATGATAGTAAAGACGAAGACCCAAAAGTAATGTTTACAATTACAAATACAAAGGATTCGTATATTACCTTTACTCACAAAAATGGTAAATCATTTAAATTATTTGCTAGAGAATTGACAGAAGAAGGTAAACAACTTAGAGCTAAACAAATTGAATTAACAAAATCAAATTTATAAAATGAAAGTACGAATAAAGAGGCTTAATGAAAATGCAGTAATTCCATCCTATGCAAAGGATGGTGATGCTGGTATGGATTTAGTAGCAACCTCAATTATATCAACTACATCAACTCAAATTACATATGGTATTGGGTTGGCATTGGAAATACCAAAAGGATTTGTAGGATTAATATTCCCTCGTTCATCGGTTAGAAAGACAAGATTAATGTTAAGTAATTGTGTAGGTGTGGTTGATAGTGGATATAGAGGTGAGTTACAGGCAACATTTAATAAAATTAACAACGATTCGGTATCTGAAAACGATTATAAGGTAGGTGATAGAATTGCACAAATTATGATTATACCACATCCCCCAATTGAGTTCAATCAAGTAGATGAATTATCGGATACTGAAAGAGGTGATGGTGGATTTGGTTCAACTGGAAAATAAAAAATAAAATATGTTTATAGAACAAACGGAAGAAAAGGTAAATAATAATTTGTGGGTAGAGAAGTATCGCCCATCAAAGCTTGCTGATTATGTAGGTAATGAACATTTAAAATCAAAAGTAGAAGGTTATTTAGAAAATGGCGAAATCCCACATTTATTGTTATATGGTAAAGCGGGTACTGGTAAAACTACATTAGCAAAATTAATTGTAAAATCAATTGAGTGTGACTATATGGTTATTAACGCATCTGATGAAAATAACGTTGAGACTGTAAGAAACAAAGTAAAGAACTTTGCATCTTCTATGGGATTCAAACCATTTAAGATTATTCTTTTAGATGAGTTTGATTATATGTCACAACCATCACAAGCTATATTAAGAAACTTAATGGAAACATTTTCAGCACACTGCCGTTTCATATTAACTTGTAACTATGTTGATAAAGTAATTGAACCAATTCAAAGTAGATGTCAATCATTTCAAATCATACCACCAACTAAAAAGGATGTTGCAATACAAGTTAGTAAAATCTTAAAAGCTGAAAATGTAGAGTTTGAAGTTAAGGATTTAGTTCCAATTATTGATGCATCTTATCCTGATATTCGTAAAGTTATCAATACATGCCAATTGAATTCTAATAAAGGGAAATTGCAAGTAGATGTACAAAATTTATTAGAGAATGATTACAAAAATAAAATTATAGAAATTCTTAAATCAAAAGATGATAAGAGAAATAAATATATGAAAGTAAGACAGACTCTTATAGATTCTAAATCAAAAGACTTTACTGATTTATATACAGCTTTGTATGATAATGTAGAGGATTATGGTGGTGAAAATACATCAAATGTGATTCTAATATTAGGTGATGGGGTAAACAAATCAGCAACTGCAATTGATAAAGAAATTATAGCAGCAGCTACATTAATTCAAATTTTAAATATTATATAATGGCAAACATTTTAGGAGCAGGTGGACAACCAATCGGAGGACAAGAAGAAAAACCAGTATCATTAGAAAAGACCGAAGCAATCGGATGTAAGAAATGTGGTGGTGAGATTTTCGTACAAGGTTTTGGATTCCGTAGAATCTCAAAATTATTAACTGGTAAACCAAAAGATGAAGTACTACCCGTTGAATTATTCCTTTGTGGAGATTGTGGTGAAGTACTTAATGAATTATTACCTCCGGGTTTAAAAGTAGAAGAAGAAGCATAATATGGCTAAAACATTATTCGACCATCTAAACGCAATTACGGATAAGAAAGACCCAAAGTATTGGGATACGCTTGATGAGAGCGATAGAAAAACATGGAGTAACTATTTGATACTCCGTTTTCTTTCTATGAAACCCGAATGGATAGAATTAATTGCAGATATACAACCTTATATACAAGAAGCACCGCCTAAAGCAATGTATTTGGCATTAATCGGCCTTATTCCTAAGACACGTGCTTTCTTAAAATATATGAAACCAGCTTCATCTGAAAAGTATGAAGATTGGATTGTAGAATTAGTAGCAAGGCAGTACGAAGTATCTAAATCAGAAGCAGAGGATTATCTTAAAATCCTATATGAAACTACAAGTGGTAAGATGCATATTAAGGAAATTGCAGAGAATTATGGTACTGACCCTAAGCAAATTACTAAGTTAAAACTCAAAGTTTAATTAGGTAATTTCAGGTATTTTTCGTATCTTTATACAATAAAACAACATAATGGCTAAAGTATCATTTTCACAATATAGTATGTGGAGTTCATGTCCACATCAATACAAATTAAATTACATAGATAAGTTAGGTGAAAGTTCATCTAATATCCATACAATCTTTGGAACTGCTATGCACGAAACTATCCAACATTACCTTTCGGTTATGTATGGTGTTTCTAAAAAGCAAGCAGATGAAATAAACAAAGACAAACTCTTATTGGAAAAAATGAGAGAAGCTTATAAAAGTGAAGCTGATAAAATGAGCGAAGGAACTCCTTGTACTCAAATTCAATTAGAAGAATTTTATGGTGATGGTAGACGTATTCTACAATGGTTGGATAAACATATGCACAAATTCTACTCAAAAAGTGGATTTGAATTAGTCGGTATTGAGATTCCATTAAATGCAACTATTAAAGAGGGTGTACACTTTATTGGATTTATCGATATTGTTATTAGAGATTTGGCATCAAACGAAATCATTATTATAGATTTAAAAACATCCACAATGGGATGGAATCAGTATCAAAAAGCTGATAAGATGAAGAACTCTCAAATCCTATTATACAAAAAGTATTATTCGGAGTTATTTAATATTCCATTACAAAAGATTAAAGTAGAATATCAGATACTTCGTAGGAAATTGCCTGAAGATTCAGCATTCCCGGTACCACATGTATCAAAACACATTCCGGCACATGGTTCTCCATCTGTTAAAAAAGTATATGATGAATTTATGGAATTTATCAATACTGTATTTGAAGATGGTGGTGGGTTTAAAAATATCGAATTCCCTAAAGTACCAGGTGCAGCAAAAAAGAATTGTAAGTTCTGTGAGTTTGGAAATAGAGGAATATGTGATAAAAAGGCTACAAAATAAAAATTTATGTTTTTTTGAAAACTTTATATTTATATATACAAATATATTTATAATGAATCAAGACAACACAAAACTAACAACTGTGAAAATACTGAAAGATGTATATTCATCATTCAAAAAGGTTTCTTTCGATTCTGATGTAACACTTCAAAAGCTGGTAAATAGAACAGTGGAAAGATATGTTAAGGATGATGAGTTTAGAAAGGAAATGAATGAGTACCTACAACTACAAATTTCAGGTTCACAATTTTAACAACACAAATAAGTTATGGCAAAAAAGAAGATTCTGTTACTTTCAGATGACTTAAGAATGGCAAGTGGTATCGCCACAATGTCGAAAGAATTAGTACTAGGTACAGTACACAAATACGATTGGTTTCAAGTAGGAGCCGCAATCAATCACCCTGAAGCAGGTAAGATTTTAGATGTGAGTGAAGATATAAAAAATACATATGGCATCGCTGATGCTAGTGTTAAAATTCTTCCTTGGAATGGTTATGGTAATGCTGATTTAATTAGACAATTAATCAATACCGAACAACCTGATGCTATCTTACACTTTACTGACCCTCGTTATTGGACATGGTTGTATGATATAGAACATGAAATCAGACAAAACGTTCCTCTTTTATTCTACGCAATTTGGGATGATTTACCAGACCCATTATACAATCGTAATTACTATGAGAGTTGTGATTGGATTGGTTGTATCTCTCGTCAAACGTATGGTATCATTAAAAGATTATCAGCATTAGATACAAAACCAACTTGGAAACCTAAAAAGGATTGGCAAGTTAGTTATGTACCACATGGTATTAATACAAACATTTACAAACCTGCAGATGTACCAGCTGAATTCCGTAAAGAAATTTTAGGTGGTAAAGATTATGACTTTGTATTATATTGGAGTAATCGTAACATTAGAAGAAAACAACCTGCGGATGTTATTGTAGCATTCAAAAAGTTTTGTGATAAGATTGGTAAAGAAAAAGCAGAAAAGGTTTGTTTAGTAATGCATACACAACCAATTGATGAAAATGGTACTGATTTATACGCAGTAATTGAAACAATGGCACCTGAATGTAATATTATATTTTCTGAAAAGAGAAGACCTCAAGAAGAATTGAATCTTATCTACAATATGGTAGATGCAACAATTAATATCGCTAACAACGAAGGATTTGGATTAGCAACTGCAGAATCAGTAATGGCTGGAACTCCAATCATTGTAAACGTAACTGGTGGATTGCAAGACCAATGTGGATTTGAAGTTGATGGTAAGATGCTAACTGCAGAAGATTATATTAAGATTGGTTCACTTCACCAATGGAGAGAGTGGGAAGGAAAAGCTAAACCTGGTCCTTGGGCATTGCCTGTTTGGAGTAGAGCATTGGCATTAGCAGGTTCAGTTCCTACACCTTATATTTGGGATGATAGAGTTGATATAGAGGATGTTGCTGAAGCAATTGAGAAAATGTACAACACACCAAAAGAAGTCCGTAAAGCAAACGCATTGATGGGTAGAGAGGCATTTATTGGTGAGATGGGATTAACCCATACAAATATGTGTCAGCAATTAGAAAACGGAATCGAATCAGTTTTTGAAAATTGGAAACCAAGAGAAAGATTCGAAGTATTTAAAATTAAATAAGTTATATAAATGAAACCAACATTAGTATTTCAAGGACCTATATTCACTCGTAGTGGTTACGGTGACCATTGTAGAGATTTAATGAAATC